CCTACAACATCAGCAACTGAATTAAGAAGTGCTGGAATCAGCACAGCAGGTATAGATGCTGACTTAGATGCGGCTGAGCCAGATGCACCAGCAACAGAACCAGGAGCACCAGCAGGTGACACGCCAGCAGACGCTACTCCAGGCGGTACGACACCAACTCCAGGTCAAGGAACATAAATATCAATATGATATTACGTGAATTATTCTATTTCGATCAAATTAGCACCCAACCAGGTGAGCAAAAACAGTACGATCCTACTGAAGACCAGTCAATCATGCAGATGGATGACACACGTAAAACAAGATTAAGTCTAAAACAGATCAACAAAGCACGTAAAGCCGGTGAATTCCACAAAGATGAACAAGAGAAAGAACTTGTATTTGTGAGACAGATGTACGGCACAGCCAACCAGCCAGAGGTTTAATAAGTGTCCGTTGCTTTTGTCTTGGGCAATGGTCTCAGTCGCAAACCGATACCTTTCGATCCACTTAAAAAGATAGGCAAAGTTTATGCCTGCAATGCCGTTTACCGATCACACACCCCAGATTACCTTGTGGCAGTTGATGCCAAGATGGTTAATGAGATATGTGATGCAGGAGCACAATTAAGAATGCCTGTTTGGACCAATCCTAATCACGCATATAAGAAATTCAAGGGATTAAACTTCTTTGAACCAAGCCTTGGTTGGTCATCTGGACCAACTGCACTATGGTTGTGTTGTTCACATAACCATCAACTGGTGTATTTGCTTGGTTTCGACTTCCTAGGCACAGATCAAGGCAAACTAAACAACATCTACGGTGACACAGACAACTACAAAAAGAATTCAGATGTTGCAACATACCATGGCAACTGGAATAGGCAAACAGCAATCATACTACAGAAGAACGGACAGAAGAAATTTTGCAGAGTTATACCCGATGGTGGTCAGGTATTTCCAGCAGAAGACCTTAAAAAGTACACAAATTACAGCGAAATCACGGTATCTGAGTTCAAACATCAATACCACCTGTAAATTTGAACATAAAAGGGGCCGATTGGCCCTTTATCGACCCGTTTTATTAATAAAAGTGTAAATAATAACAGACAGTCTTATCATATAAACGTTAATAGGAGAAAAACAATGACAGACAAAAGTAAATTCGAGCAAATGCTTGAAAAACTAGTTGCTGACGACAAAACAGCGGCTGAAGAGATTTTCCACAATATCGTTGTTGAAAAATCGAGATCAATATATGAAGGTCTTTTAGAAGATGATATCAAAGATATCGAAGTAGAAGAAACTTCAAAAGAAGAGTCTAAAGAAAAATCAGCAGAAACTACAGAAGCGTCTAAAGAAGACAAAAAAGAAGACGAAAAAGTAGAAGAAAAAACTGAAGAAACTAAAGACGAAGAAACTACAGAAGCATCAAAAGACGACGCTAAAGAAGATGAAGCGGTTGAAGAAGCATCAAAAGACGAAGAAGCAAAAGAAGAAGAGTCAAAAGATGAAGACGCAACTGATGAATCATTAGTAGACGTTCAAGATTCAGAAGCACCAGCAGTAGAAACACCAGTAGTACCAGCAGAAATGGGCGGAGACGCAACTGATGATATGATGGGTGACATCGAAGCAGACAAAGGTGAAGAAGACAAGGAAGGCGACGCTGACCATGACGGAGAAGACATGGAAGACAGAGTTGTTGACTTGGAAGATGCAATTGACGACCTTAAGGCAGAATTTGAAAAAATGATGTCAGACAAAGGTGATGATGAAGAAGGCGACGACGACGCTGAAGACAAAGGCGAAGAAGAAGCAATCATCAGTCAAGACGCAGAGGGAGAAACAGAAGTTGCTCCCGAACTTGCTCCTGAAGAAGTAGCACCGGCAGTAGAATCGAAAGAATCTGCTCCAAAATCAGCAACAGAAGAAATAAGAGAGTACGTAAACAAAGTTGAAGCAAGCCATTCAGATGGTAGCGACAACACTGCGTCTCCAGTTGCTAAATCAGGCGGAACTGATGCAAAAGCAGATGCAAAAGGTTTAGTCCAAGGTGGTGAGGAAAAAGGTAGACCTGCACCAAAGGCTAAAGAGCATGATGCTGGAAACATCAACAAACCTGGTAACAAAAGTGCGGCTCCGAAGGCGGCAAAGGCTAATACAGCAGACGGAACAGATGGTTCATCTAAGAAATCTGCAATTGGCAGTTAATAGTTGAGTTTAGGAAAACGGATGTTACAATTACGAGAGACACTGACTTTCGACCAAGCGGGAATAGTCGTTGAGTCCAAGGATGAAAACAACGGTAAAAGCCTTTATATGAAAGGCATATGCATTCAAGGTGGCGTGAAGAACGCTAACCAGAGAGTGTACCCTGTTAACGAAATCCAAAGGGCTGTCAGTACGCTCAACGATCAAATCAAGGGCGGATATTCAGTTCTCGGAGAAATTGATCATCCAGAAGGCTTAAACATCAATTTGGATCGTGTATCACACATGGTAAATGAAATGTGGATGGACGGACCTAACGGATACGGGAAATTAAAAGTATTACCTACACCGATGGGATCTCTAATCAAAACAATGCTGGAAAGCGGAGTTAAATTAGGAGTCTCATCGCGTGGTAGTGGTAATGTATCAGAAGACGGATCCGGAAAAGTATCAGATTTTGAAATTATTACCGTTGACATAGTTGCACAACCATCGGCGCCGGGAGCATATCCTGAGCCCATCTACGAGCACCTAATGAATACAAAAGGCGGTTATAAAGCATTTAACTCAGCAAGGGACAAACAGGCACAAGAATACTTAAAAGAAAAACTAGTAAACATAATTGGAAAACTCCAATCTAAGTAGAGGAGAAAAATAAAATGTTAGAAGCACTGAAATCACTTTTTGAAACGAACGCAATTTCGGAAGAGATCAGAGCGGAAATAGAATCAGCGTGGAACAAAAAAGTTGACGAAAACAAACTTGCTGTTACTGCCGAATTGAGAGGTGAATTTGCAGAGAAGTACGAACACGACAAAGCAAATTTAACTGATGCTGTTGATAAAATGGTATCAGAGAGAATCGAAGCAGAAATGGCTGAATTCGCGGAAGACAAGAAAGCATTGGCAGAAGAAAAAGTCAAGTATGCTACTCAAATTCGTGAGCATTCAGATAAGTTAAAATCATTTGTTTTTGAACAACTTAAGAGTGAAATTGCTGAACTACACAATGACCAAAAAGTTATGGCTGAAAACTTCAGTAAACTTGAGGACTTTGTGGTTGAGGCTCTATCAAAGGAAATTAGTGAGTTCCATCAAGACAAACAAGACGTTGCCGAAACAAAGGTACGTCTAATCCGTGAAGCAAAAGCACATTTTGAAAAAGTTAGAAATAACTTCATATCAAAAGGCGCTGAAAAAGTATCAGAAATAGTAGGCAAAACTCTTAACAAAGAGATTGGTTCACTAAAAGATGATATCGAAGCGGCACGTAAGAATGACTTTGGTCGCAGAATGTTCGAAACTTACAGCACAGAATACTCAAACAGTTTTCTGAACAGTAAGAGCGAAACTTCAAAACTTCTAAAAGTTGTGGATACAGCGAAGCAACAATTAGAAACTGCGAAAGAGACTGCCAACGAGAAAGACAAGATCATCGAGTCAAAAGTTAAAGAAATAGAAGATCTTAAGAACACGGCAGAGAGAGATTCAGTTATCAATGAGTTAATTCAACCATTGAATGCTGAACAAAAAGATATAATGACAAATCTTTTGGAGAGTGTACAGACCGGACAACTTAGAAAGCAGTTCGAAAAGTATGTACCGGCTGTAATTAACGGTAGGTCTCCAGCGAAGAAACAGGCTTTAAAAGAAGGCACAGAAGTAACAGGCGACAAACAAATAGTAAACGCAGGTCAATTCAACAGCAAACTTGTTGATATTAAAAGACTTGCAGGTATATAAGGAGAAACGACAAATGTCAGAACTAACAGAAACACGCTGGCAGGATACGAAGAGTGCGTTATTAGAAGGCTTAACTGGAAACAGAAAAGCAGTCATGGAGTCAACTTTAGAGAATACTAAAAAGTATTTGGCTGAGGCGGCGACAGCAGGTGCCACATCTGCAGGTAACGTAGCAACTTTGAACAGAGTGATCCTACCGGTAATAAGACGGGTTATGCCTACTGTGATCGCAAACGAGATCGTTGGTGTACAACCAATGACTGGTCCAGTTGGACAAATCCACACTCTAAGAGTAAGATACGCATCGACTAACGACGCTACTGGAACATCAAATGATGTAACAGCAGGCGACGAAGCATTATCTCCATTCAAAATAGGTCAAGCCTATTCTGGAGATGGAACTGCCGGAAAAGCAGACGCAACAGCATCTAAAGAAGGTGTTGGCGGTAATGCAATGTCAATCCAAATCTTGAAACAGACAGTTGAAGCAAAAACTAGAAAGTTACAAGCAAGATGGACATTCGAATCGGCGCAAGATGCTCAAGCACAACAAGGCATTGATGTAGAGGCTGAAATCATGGCGGCATTAGCACAAGAAATTACTGCTGAAATCGACCAAGAGATCATCAACTCATTAAGAGCTCTAGCGGCTACTGAAGAAACATTCAACCAAGCGGCAGTATCAGGTACGGCAACGTTCGTAGGTGATGAACACGCGGCTTTGGCTGTTTTAATCAACAGAGTTGCTAACAAAATCGCACAAAGAACAAGACGTGGTGCAGGTAACTATGCAGTGGTATCACCACAAGCATTAACTATACTTCAGTCTGCAACAACTTCTGCGTTCGCAAGAACAACAGAAGGTGCGTTTGAGGCTCCAACAAACCAAAA